CAGCGGTAGTAGTTAAGACTATTTCTGCTTTAACACTTTTTGCTCCTGGCGATGTTATTAATGATCAAGACGATCAAGATATTGGTACAGTTCAATCTGTTACTGATGCTACTAATATTGTATTAACTAAAAATTGCGCTAGCGTTAGTGCTGTAGATAAACTTCTATACAATATACACCCAGTACAAATAATGTTATCGGGTTCTTTATAAAAATAACAAATTAAATTAAATTAAATTATGGCAAAAAAAGAAAAGGTTGTTGACCTTAAACCAAGGGTTGACAAAATATCAAAAGAGCATTTAGATCAATTACTAGATGCGGTAAATAAAATAAATAGTCTTCAATTTAATATAGGTAGGTTAGAAACCGAAAAGCATAAGTTATTACACGAAGTTGCTTTAGGCAATGATACTGTTTCTCTACTACAAGATAAAATGATGAAAGAATATGGTAGTTATGATATTAACTTGAAAGACGGAACTATTAATTGGCCTAAAGATGAAAAATAATATTATAAGAAAAATTACTATAGGTAAAGATTATAAAAACGACTCGATGCATTACTCTGTTAATCAAGAAGTTTATGGTGGTCATAAAATTTGTGATATAATAGAAGAAGAAGATAAGTACTGTGTTTATATTAAAAAAGAAAAAGTAGTTATACCTTGGAAAGACTTTAATAAAAATATGGCTATATCAGTTGAGTATAACTTAGAGTACTAATGGATGGTTATAAAGATTTTATTGTTTCTCCTATTGGCGAGCGTTATAATAATGTTAAGCGAGTCGATGAAAAAGAATTAATATTAAACACTGAAATATTTAATCATCAGTATATAAACAGATTAGCAAAGGTTATATCTATACCACTTTTATATAAAACACCTATAAGTGTTGGTGATGAAGTTATAATACATCATAACGTTTTTAGAAGATGGCATGATGTTAAAGGTAGAGAAAAAAATAGTAGATCTTATTGGAAAGAAGATAAATATATAATATCAAAAGATCAAATATATTTATATAAAAAAGCTAGTTGGTCTGCTATGCCTGGTTATAGTTTTGTAAAACCCATAGTATCAAATGATAAGTTTGTTAAAGAAACAGAAAGATCTCTTATAGGTATTATAAAATATAACGACGGTACTTTTGATATAAATACTTTAGTTGGCTTTACACCTAATAGTGAATATGAATTTGTTATAAACGGTGAAAGATTATATAGAGTTTTAAATAAATTTATTACAATTAAATATGAATATAAAGGAGACGAAAAAGAATATAATCCAAGCTGGGCGCAAAGCCGTTGAAGAACTTATTAAAGTTGCTAAAGAACCTATAGTTGATAGTGATGATGATATATCAGCTGACAGATTAAAAAATGCAGCAGCAACTAAGAAGCTAGCTATATTTGATGCGTTTGAAATACTTAATCGTATACACGAAGAAGAAAATATAATAGAAGGTAAAGTTGAAGAAAAAAAGCAAACAACATTTAAAGGTTTTGCAGAAGGTAGATCAAAATGAAGTACGAGCAAAGTTTATATAAAATAATAGAACCAATACGTATAAACACTATAAAAAGATTAAATAAATCTAAAAAGTGGGAGTATGGTTATAATAAAGAAAACGATGTTGTTGTGATATCAAAGACTGGTATGATAGGTGATGTTATTGAAATACAAGGTTTAAAAATAGCTTTACCAAAACAACCAAAAGAAATATATTCTTGCAGTAAAATAAAGTCAGAGCAAAAGTGGAAACGATTTACAGACAAGCCTGAGTTTAAAAAAATTAAAACAGTATTTGATTGGCAAGATTATTCTCTTGATTTTAAAGAAGAGCACTACGGTTATATAGATGA